ATAATGACTGTTATCAATATTTTTAAATCTTACATATTGCTTTATTATAGGCAAATATATTTTTGATGTATATCCAATATTAGGCATCGTGTGCGAATAATTCGTATGTATATTTTTCAAACATCCAACTTACATTATTTGTAGGTGCTTCGGTTGGTTCTGCATCGTATTTAAGTGATTTATCCGAAACTTCATAAGGAACACAACCAGAAAATTTATGGACCTTTCTAACTGGTTTATGTGATTCGATAATTCTGTCTCTAGTATATTCTACTATATAAATAGAACTTTTAATAGAATTTTGTGAACCTAAATTTATCAATCCTTTATAAGATGCAGCTATAATCCATGGCCGAATTAATCCGTCCGTAAAATCTATATTGGTTTCTAAAAAATCGATAGATAAATGCCTGCTTTGTAAATCCATCCTATCCCCCCCTACAATGCCTTTTAAATAGCCCCCTACGCCTTCGGAACCTGCTGATGTAGTAGAGAACGACTCTTTGGGCATTTTGACCGATTGGGCAAAATAAAGACCCAATCCATCTAAACTAGATTGGGTCTTTTCATTTAATAATTTATTTTGTATAAAAGCAGGTATATAAAAATTACTTACATCAATTTGAGTATAGTCTTTTATTATATCAAATAATCCATTCCCAGCATCTGGTCTTATAGCAATTGTCCATTGTGTTGTTAATGGAACACTATAATCCCATTGTCCCAAAAGGGACATGAAATAATATATGGGACTTAGATTACTTATTTGCGTTGCCATTCATTATCTATTTAGCGGAGCAACAGCAGTAGAGTCAAGTGCTTGACGATCAAAAAAGTGATATGCAATACCAACAGTGAACGTCATAACAGCACCATTACCTTCTGCCATATTATATGCTACTTCTCCTACTTCACGAATAGAACATCCAATTAAACGATATTTGAAAATAGCATCAAGATTTTTATTCAATTGAAGAAGAGTAATAACAGAATTAGCATTAGCAATAGAACCACCATTTTGTCCACTACCAGCAATACCAAAAATATTACCGAATGTTCTTGTGGATTCATTCATTAATATTTCACGAACATCACTATTTTCTGGACAATAAAATTCTAATGAATAATTTTCTGAACCGGGAAATTCAACAGAACCCGGTATATGAAAAGTTTGACCAGCATATTTTACTGTTTGATCTACAATAGTACGACCCGGTAATTTTGCGGTTTTTGCATAAAGTAAACCTGTTGGTGTAATCAATGCTCCATTATCAAAATTTATCGAATCAACACGGAATAGATAATCCCTAGAGAAATCGCGTATTACCGCATTATTAAAGAAACTGTTAATTGTTTGTTCTGGTACGTCCATAATAATTATTTATTCTTTTCTATTAATTATTTAGAAAGAATAAATAACATTGTACCCGCATCATATAGTTTTCTGTAATTATTATCCAACATATTTCGGCTTTCGGTTTTATTTTCGTCGAAATTTTCTAAAATTTTTGGTAATTTATTTTTTTGACAAGAAAATCGTGATAATACTTTATCCGATTTTATGTATACATAAGATGGTGGAGTGTATGATTTAAAATAAAATCCCAATTTTTTGTACATATTACCATTGCTATATCTTAAATCAGCATAAGATATCAATGTTTTTGGACTGTAATTTTCAATAAAATGCTTCAATAATTTTGATGCACCCCCAATTACGTTATGATTTAGTAGATTACAAAAACGAACCAACTCCCATTCATAATTTTTATTAAATCTAGGTTTGGAAAATGTCATAACAGATACCAATTCTCCATTATATTCCAATCCTAATTTAATTCTAGAATTATCCATACCTTGTAAATGATTCTTATTTAAGAAGTCATTTTTTTGTTTATTATGTAATTCAATTATTTTACATTTTCTAGCATAGATTTTATTATTAATACCCAATTTATTATTAATAATGGATTTCCAAATGTTTTGTTTACTCAAGTTATTCCATTCATAGGAATTAATCTGTAATAAATTAATATTTAAATCATTACATTGTTTAAATTTATTAAAATGGTTATTTTTATTTTTAATTTCAGCATTAATATTATTAGGGAAACTACTTCCAAATGAATGCCATATACCTCCATTATATTCTATGGCTATACTTTTATTTGGGATATAAATATCTAATTCTTTATTTGAATTAGATATTTTATAATTTTCTAATATATTAGATTCATATTGTTTTACATGATTTAACACAGTTTTTTCTTCATATGAAATTCCTACCTTTCCATAACAATTATAACATCTGATGTTTTTCCATTTTCCATCAGATATATCACATTCTATAGAAGAATTACATGTATTACAAAATAACTGAGTTTTTCCGACATTTAATCCATTAAATTCTAATTTATCTATTAAATCAAATCCTTGTTCATTTATAACAGGCAATATATTTTCTATATGGCCGATTACTCTATTTTTACATCCATATGTTTGAACACATTCTTTATTAGAGCAACATGTAGTATATCCTCGTTTTAAATTAATATATCTAGTTTTATTAATATTACATATTAAACATAATTGTCCTTCATGTTTATTATGTAATATATTATAAAAACGATTAGACCACTGAAAATCATTTACATCTAATGGAATATATTTGGTTTCTTGTATTATTCTTTTTAAAATGTGTTTATTACTTCTAATATCATTTCTTGATACATATATAGATGATTCCGAAATTATTTCAGAATTTGATGAAATATATTCGATCATTTCATCAAATGAACAAACTTCAGTAGATTCATCTGAAATATAATCAACCAATTCTTGTCTTTCTTTTGCAAGATTATTAAGTTTTGTTTTACTACAAGATTTCCAATTTTTATTAACTTTTCTAAAACATTTAGAGCAAGAAGATTTATAACCAATAACATTACTAATAAATCTCAGATTTACTCCACATATACATACAGGAGATTTTATTATATTATTTGTTATGCAATATATACGTTCAGATAAAGAACTCGAATTATCTAAAAAATTAGTAATTTCATTTATATTTTTATGTAGATCCCCTTTCAAAAAATGATCTCTTCTAAAATAAGCAGAATTTAAATTTCCGTTAGATGTATAAAAATTATTATCGTTTTTTATCTGATTTAATATATCTATGTATTTTTGATTGTTTGTGGTCATATATATATTTATATCATATATCAAAAAAATACGGAAGAAAAATCTCCCGTATTTTTTATTTTTAATTATTTTTAACCACCAATAATTTCGTTAAAGTTAGCTCCAGTTGATGTAGCATAGAAATTCACCAAGATGAATTCTGCTGCACGTACTGGCTTGATGTAAATATCAATTACTAATTCATTTTGATCAATTACCGTTGGAGTATTATTCCTCTTATCGCAAACTATTTGATACTCATATACACCTTGAGTATTTTTAGCTCTATCAAAGATAGGAGTTAGCACTGAAATTACACGATTACGAGTAAACAATGTATTTGGTTCGAAAACGAAATATTTAGCAGTTTTCTTGGTTGCTTTTTCTAGCCATAGGAACAACCTACGAACATTGATACGATCAAATGCACTTGGTTGGCGTAATAATGTTTTTTGACCAAAGATATTAAACCCATCATTTGGGAAGAATGCAACTGGATTAATGCTATGTTTATATAATTGATCACGCTCTCTTTGTTTTGGTGTAATTGCCAATTGTAAAGCATTTGTTACGCGACCACGAGTAAAACCAGCAGGAGCATACCATGGTTCGAAGTTTTTATCAACATTTGCCATATCAGCAGCAGCATATGGAGAGAAAGGAACCCAGATATTCATACCTGCAAACATATCATTAATTTTTACCCAGTTGCCATACGTAGTAGCATAACTTGTATTTGCACTTTCATATAGATGTTTTAATGGATTAGATATTGTCTGTGAGAAAGCTTTATTATGATCAGATGTTGTTAAGAAATTTGCCCCT